GGTGGCGTGATAAGGGCGGTGTCGAGGATCTCAGGAAGGCAGCGCACTACATCGAAATCTTGATTGAAAGGGAAACGGCTCCAAAGGATAACCCTAAGAAGCCGTCTTGGTAGTCACATAAGCATTGCGCCTACGACGTAGCCCACACAGAAGGCAATTATCATCGCCCCGCCTGTGTATCTAGGCACTAAAAGTTTATCTTTCCACATGGCACATCTCCTGTTGTAGTTGATCCAGTATCCTCAGCACGTCAAATATCTGTTGCCGATCCCATGAATCTAGGCGGTCTTGATCGTAGTATTCCTTGATTTTGACCAGCGTCAACCATGCTTGCAATATCTCGTTTCTACTTGGTCTCATGCAGCCCCCTTTCTTGTTCAAATTCGCATCTAGTCGTCAATTTGACTTCACAGTCGCAATTAAAGCACCATATACCGATCTCATCCGATCCGAAAGTATCGTTGAGATAAACCCTCCCACTGCCCGCAAACGCGGTCAAATTGTACTTAATGCCATCGTTTTTACCGCAAATTACGCACACAGCCTTTTCGTCGTAAATAAATGTAAATGTTTTCATGCTGTAATCTCGCATTTATTTGCCCTCGCAGTTTGGTTGCACGTTGTCATAGTCTGGATGATATCCAGCGCACACGTTTTCGACGTATTGGTTGAACGTTTCGACCTCGTGGTTGTAGTCTTTGGATGATATCCACAGTAGAGCCGCGACTACTGCCACGGCAATACATATTTTGGTTAGTCGATTCATGCTGTACCCCTGTCCCTAGGCTCAGAAGTAAAGTCATAAAATTCGCCCACCCATCGCGCGTAATTGTCGAGCATTTCACGATTCTTTGCGTTGCCATAAGTGTTGTCTGGACGATCCCAAAAGCCCGTTCCGTGACCTTGGCGCGTCAGCCAAAAATCATGACCGCACTGCTCTATCATTTCATCATCGAAAACTCGAGCAATACCCAAAAAACTTCTCCATAACTTGCCGCAATCCTTTTCGGCGTGATCTCTAAAAGCCTTGTCTGTTATGACATCATCGGCCCAATTTGCGGCGGCGCAATAAGCGGCGGCCATTTTTAAGATGGGGCTCATATTCTCACCTCAATATCTACGTTACAGATCTCGCCCAGTATGCGCTCGAAATCAGCGCGGCCATGATACGGCTCGGATACGTCCCCGATATGCCACTGACCCGCACCGTGTTGATCGTCAAGCCATTGGTGCAAGTTATCGATGAATGCCTCGTCATCGTCCTGAACGCCGCTGTAATCGCCATACACGAGCGGCACGATGGCAAATTGTGGAATGCGGTAAGTTTCTGTCTCAAACATAATATAATCCCCTTGATTGATTGGTTTAAGCTGTTAGACGGTTTGCAATTTCTGCGTATTCTTGATTTAGCCTTTCATCTTGCAAGCGCATACCTTCAAGAAATGCTGAGATAAGATCGGCCATTTGTGAAGCGGGAACGCGCTTAGATCCGATAGCATGCGACTGTCCGCCGCCCTCGGTGCAGATACGGTTAAGACAATAACCGCCATAGATTGAGTTATGGTTTAGAACGTAGGTGCCGACATTAGCGCGATATCTTCCGTCGGCTTGCTTTGTCCATGCCTCGGTTGATTGGCCTAGGTATTGGTTAAGGTATGCGACTTTTGCTTCTAAAAATTTTCTATTGATTCTCATTGGTGTAACTCCTTGCTGTTTGGGTTTCGGCCTGATGGCCTCGTCAGTACCAGTCCCTAACTGGTAGACCCGAAGCCTTAGAAATTCCAAGGCTTGGCGTTTAACTCCTTGCAAAGTTTGTTTGCTTCTCTTGAACCCTTGACGTTGAAGCGCTGACCGTCTGATAATTCTAAGATCATTTTCTTGCCGTCTATCTGTTGGGCTTTGGGTGCGTTGTAAAGGTTTGCTTTGATCATGTGTATTTCCTTGCTGATTGAGTTATAATTTGATACCACGGATCAAACAATAATTTATATATTAAACTTTGTCTAATACCGTTTTAGAATAAGCTAATAACCAAACAGCATATACCGTAAAACATAGGGTGAAACGTGCCAGACCATCGCAACAAACTAGATAAAGAGACAGTTAATCGTCACTTTCCAGAGTGGGATCATGGCGGTAAGGGTAGCCATGCTAGGCGGTACAATTCGGCCTCAAATGCGGCCTATCAAGCGAACTATGATCGGATATTCCGTAAGGATAAGAGCAAATGACTAGCAAGGGATTACACACTAAAACACGGAATAGATTAGCTAGACAGGATGCACTCAGGGAGTACATGCAAGAAAGGGGATCAGTTCAATATCTATTTGATATTATAGAAAAGATTGAAAAATTAGATCCTAATTCTGAGACGTTTCAGCAAGATCTAGCTAAGTATTCAAAGGTGGTAGATGTAAGGCACAAAATGCTGGGTAAGTATCTGCCAGAGCTTAAAGCTACAGAAATCACTGGCGAAGGTGGTGGTGATCTACAGATAACGGTCTCAGACTTCAAGAATGCCTAACATCTCTATTCCCTATGATTGGGAACCTAGACCGCATCAAATAGACTTCTTTAGGGCTATGGATAGCGGAGTTAAAAGGGCTGTTTGTGTCTGGCATAGGCGAGCTGGCAAGGGCAGTGCTACCCTAAACTTTACAGCAAAGGAAATGTTTAAGCGTGTCGGCACATATTGGCACCTATTCCCCCATCAAACACAAGCGAGGAAGGCTATCTGGTCTGGTATAGACTCGGAAGGTCGGCCTATCCTTGACCAAGTATTCCCCAAAGAGATCCGCAAGCGTACCAGTGCTCAGGAAATGGTTATAGAGTTGGTCAATGGGTCTACTTGGCAGCTAACAGGATCGGACAACTATAACAATCTAGTCGGTAGTAATCCGGTCGGCGTGGTGTTCGATGAATGGTCACTATGCGACCCTAACGCATGGGGCTATATCAGGCCGATACTAGCCGAGAACGGTGGATGGGCTGTCTTTATCTACACTCCACGAGGCAAGAATCACGGGCACTCACTGTATCAAATGGCCAAGTCTAGTAACGAATGGTTCTGCCAGAATCTAACAGTCAAAGACACCAAGCGAGCGGATGGCTCACCGGTCATATCGCCCGATATCATCGAACAGGAACGGCTGGAAGGGATGGAGGAAGCGCTGATCCAGCAAGAATTCTACGGATCATTTGAGGCACAAATAGCTGGTGCATACTTTGCCGACCAGATAGCAACGGCCAAGGATCAAGGACGGGTCACAAGGCTACCGATTGAACCTAGTCTCATGGTGCACACCGCATGGGATCTAGGCATATCTGACTCTATGAGCATCTGGCTATTCCAAGCCATAGGCAAAGAGATCAGGCTCATTGGATACTATGAGAACAACGGCAAGGGCATGGAGCATTACATTCAATGGCTCAATCAATACGCTTCCACCAATAACGTCATGCTAGGCCAGCATCTAGCACCGCATGATATCGAAGTCAGGGAGCTTACAAGTGGCCGTAGCAGAAAGGAAGTAGCCCGAGAGATGGGCATTAGCTTCCGAACAGTACAACGACCAAAGACTAAGGCCGAAGGTATACAAGCCATACGTCGGATGTTCCCTAGATTCTGGTTTGATGAAGACAAGACAGAGCACGGCTTCAACTGTATCGCATCCTATCACCGCGAGTTCGACGAGAAGCGTAATGTCTTCAAGGACACACCTGTACACGATTGGGCATCACATGGTGCCGATGCATTACAGACCCTAGCACTAGGCTGGCAAGAATCCATGGTCTCAGGACATAGGCCACAACCAAGACAGGCAGAGGTTCGGTTCAGTGTCTTCTGATGCTTATGTCGTATTCACGAATGACTCAGGCCATTGGTGGTCAAGATTCCTGCACCCATTCATCAAGCACTGCTATATCACCATAGCAGATAGAGGCCGATGGATCATATACGCCAAGACCGTACACTATGTGGACTTGTTTACTATCGATCGACAAATGGATAAAATCGAGGAGGTTATCATTGTTAAAATCGATCGTA